CCGGCTTGCGGCTGCTGTACGAGGTTGGTAAGGCGGCGAGCGGAGCGCCGCATGGCGTCGATGTTCATCGAGTACCTGCCCGGTTCCATGTGGGCACCTGTCGCGCCATCAGCGCCTCCAGACCGTCGTTCTGCTCGTCGTCTCCGCCCTTTCGGCCGCGCTTGACGACCTTGCAGCGGCACTCGTTGCCGTATTTCGCTCCGACGCAGTTCACGTAGCCCTTGCCGTCGGGGTAGTCCGCGTAGGCGTCGGCCCGGTTCTTGTACGTCTTGCCGTCGTTGTCTGCGCAGGGCTGGCACGTGTTGTCGTCGATGTGGGCGACGGCTTCCCAGCGGCGCGCGTTGTCGATGCCGTTGCGCAGCAGTGCGGCGACGGCGTCCTCTTGGGTGGGCGGCGTGGCTGCGGGGGTTTCCAGGACCCATCCGGGCGGTGCGGCGGGGGCCTGCGTGGCTTTCTCGACGACGGGCATCTCCGGCAGGCCGACGGTTTCAAGGACGGCTTGCGGGTCGTAGCCGGCGGCGACGAGGGTCTGTGCCGCCGTGGCCTTCGACTGGAGTTCCAGCGCGTCAGCCTCGCGGTTGCTGGTGACCGGGTCCTCGTAGTCCATCTCGACGCCGTCGCCCGTACTGCCGAACATGGGCAGGTAGTTGCAGTTGAGGGTGTCTTTCCACCGGTCGAGTCGGTCGGTGAGCAGGAACGACTCGAAATGCTCCTGCGCCGTGACGCTGTTCGCCCTGTTCACGTCGTCCGAGGTGCCGAGGATCGCCTTATGCATGGCGAACGCCTCACGGATCACATCCCGGGCGACGCCGCGGAGGTTCCCAAAGTCCATGTCCCGCATCGACATCGAGTTGGAAATCCACTGCGCGCCCTGCTCCAACACGGCGACCCGGTGAGCGGCACCGACCCCGCGGTGCGCCTCGCGCCAGCGGTTGGTGACCTCGTTCCATTCGTCGTCCGACAGGCGCCGGTCGACCTGGATCACGCCGCCGGGCGTCGCCGAGTTGAGGAAGAAGTTGCGGTTCCACTGAGCGCTGTACTTCGCGGCGTCGATGTCCACGAGGATCGACTGGATCGGCCCGAGACCCCGGTACGGGTCGAACGGATTCGGATACTTGACCTGGATGACCTCGTTCGGCTGCAACGGCACAGCCTCACCGGACGGGCCGCGGTACACGTAGCCGGCGAGGTAGTCGTCACGGGACGGGACCGGGTCGATCCGGTCCGGGCGCACCGGCCACAGACCGGTGGGGAACGTGGCGCGCGAGTCGCGCTGCACGACGAGGTAGGCCTCGCCGGTCAGGTCGAGGTACGTCTGCGCCATCTCGCGGAGCTGGAAGCCGCTCATGAACGGGTTCGGGCGGTTCCATACGGAGATGGCCTGGTGCTTGATGACCTCGGTCCGCTGGTCGGAGCCCTTGTCACCGGTGGTGTAGCGGCGGCGGCCGTCGATCGGCTCTTGCCGGAACAGGTGCCAGTCCTTCTTGGCGGTCTGTCGGGCGAGCATGCTGACGATCGAGAAGACGGTGCCGCTGCTGCCGTAGGCCCGCATGTAGCTGGTCGGGTCCGCGCCGCCGTCCATCATGCTCTGACGCAGGAACCCGCGGCCCGCATACGGGACAGGAGGCTGACCGCCGCCCTTGGCGAGGAACTTGCCAATCAGACTGCTCACTGGTCACCGCCGCGCTGCGACGGTTCGAGTTTCCAGTCGAGGAGCAGCACGGTGACGCCGGTGGTGATCCATCCGGCGATCGGGTGGGCTTCGAACGCGCCGACGTCGATGCAGCCCAGGCCCGCGCAGGTGAGAAGGCTGCCGGACAGGCGGGCGGCGGTGGCCTGAGCGTGCGCGGCGAAGCGGCGGGCGGCGTGCGCGACAGCGCGCGGGATGCGGGGGCGTCGGGTGTCGGTCTTGGTGGCTCGGGCGATCGTGTCGTAGAGGGTGGTGGACACTGGCCCTCCGTTCGCGCCACTTGTCGAGACTCAACAAGGTCATAGTCGCATCCGTGTCAAGCGATGCGGAAATACGGGAGTTCGATTGTGGAACATTGACAATGGTGGCGGTCTATCCGAGGACACGAACCCGCGGCATGCCACCCAAATCCCGCTCGGCAACCATGTAGCGAGCGGCATCCATCGAGTGGTCGTTCTCCTTCAACGGCTCTTCCTTCAACCCGCCCTTGTTGCCCGGCTTCACCGCCCACACGTAGCCGGCAACCTCCTCGGCGAGGCCAATCGGGAGGGATACGGCGTCCATCTCCGGGTCGCGGTCGAGGAGGGCGTCACGGAACACGAACAGGCGCGCCCGTCCGTCTCCTTGGACCTTGAGGCGGGACTGCACGGACTGAATGCCGTCCGACACGGTCTTCTTCGCCGCAGTCGTGCCCATTCCGAGGTGTTTTTCCAGCGTGGCCCGGTCTTCGGCGTCGTGGTCGGTGATGATGCCGCGCGGGCGGGGCTGGCCGGCGAGGAGCCGATCACGGATCACCTTGGCGTGGTCCTCGACGAGCACGCGGGTACGGACGTGCTCGCGGATCAGGTACAACCGGCCGTCGCCGTCCTCGGCCCACAGCTGCGCCACGAATGGGTTCGTGAACCCGAAGTCGATAGTGAGCCAGCGGGACCACGCCGCGGGCACGTCGAACGGCTCGACGACGTGGACAGCATCGTTCCAGCCCTCGTACACCATGCCTTCAGCAGCAGCCCAGATGCCGTCCCGGAACCGGAGCCGGCGGACTCCGGTGAGGGCGTCGAGCTTGGCCATGTAGTCGACGCCGCGCTCGGTCAGCGTGCCGTCGGCGCGGACGTACAGCGGGTTGTCGCGGTGCAGGCTGTGAATCATCCGCATGGTGCCGTCGTCGCACCGCTGCTTAATCCAGTGCTTCGGGTGGTCCGGGTTGCAGGCGAGGATGATCTGCCGGTACGTCGCGGCGTTGCCTCGGAGACGGGTGATCAGGGTCTCCAGCGCGGACAAGCTGATCTGTGTGGCCTCGTCGACGTAGATCCTGCTGAACTCGGTGCTCAGGAACTTCTCGGGCCGGTCGAGACCGCCGACGAGGATCTCGGCGCCGTTCACGAACTGGTAGGCGGGCGGCTTCCGCGGGCTGCCGCCGAACCACTTCACGTCGCCGGAGGCGAGCGCGGCCGTGGCTACCTGCTGTTCGAACGTCACCAGGGTGGAACCGGTGAGTGCCGCGTGGGTCTGGCGGACGATCAGGCTGCGGCAGTTCGGCACCATCAGCGAGGTGTAGAACGCCTTTTGCAGCATGGCGAGGCTCTTGCCGGTGCCGGCCGGCCCGGCGATCGTGACCTCTTGGTCCTTCGCTGAGAGCAGCGTCTTCGCGCCGCCGCGCGGTTCGTACCGCACGACGGTTGTCACACGAGATCCTCGGGATTCACGCCGACGACCTCGTAGGTGACACCGCCGGAGTGCTCGACCTTCGCCGGCTGGTCGAGGCCGGTCAGCCGGCGGAAGCTTTCGAGGTTGGCGCGTGCTTCGCGGATCGCTGCGAGCTTCGGGCCGCTGTCGATGAGCGGGTTCCCCTCGTCGTCTTTGACGACCCGGCCGTGCGATACGACGACGTGGTCTGTTTCCAGTACCTCGATAGTCTGCGCGAACAGGTACTCAAGCCGGTCGACCTGGACGCGGAGAGCCTCTTCGCCTGCACCCTGGACGACTTCGCGGATGGCGCGCTGGTAGGAGCGGATAGCGGCCCATTTGGAGATACCGAGTTGGGTGGCGATCTGCTGGAAGGTGTGGCTTCCGTCGGTGTAGAGGCGGGCGACTTCGGCGTCTTGTTGCGCGGTTTCGAGGGTGCGGATGTAGCGGCCTCTGCCGTCGCGGGCGTCGGGGGTGCTGGCGGGGTTGGTCATGGTAGTCCCCCGTTCCGTGTGGGCGTTATACGTATGACGGTTGGCGTGCTTTTATGGTAGCGATGCGCGTCAACCGGCTGGGTGGCGTGTGGGTGGTGCGCAGGGAGAAGCCCCCGTTGCGTCGGGCGTCGCAGCGGGGGCTTCGGCCATGCAGGGGCGGCGGGCGTGCGGGTCAGAAGCCGCCGCCGGGGAACGTCGGGCGGTGGTGGCGTGGTTGCCCCTCGCCGTACAGGGTGTCGACGTAGCGGGCGAACTCGGCGGAGGCGGAGTCGTACCGCGCGCGGCCGAGGTCGTCACGGATCTGCTTGGCCTCGTCGGCGGTGAACTCGATGCGGAGGGTGCCGTCTTCAGCGACCTTGATGACCTGCATGACTGGGGTCCTTTCGGCGGTGGGTTGAGCGTAGGGCGGGGGTCAAGCGTTCGCGGGCTTCCACTCCTCCCTGATCCGCGCCGTGGTTCCGTACTTCTCACGCAGCCTGCGGCGCAGGGAGGCCAGACCCGTGCCCCACTGGCACACCGGTCCGCCGTCCACGTAGTAGTTGTAGCTCCACACCCATGCCGGACCAGGGCGGGCGACCTCCGGGTAGAGCTTCGCGCGGGTGATCAGGATGTCGTGCTGGGGTTCGACGTTGCTCATGCGGGACTCCTTAGGCGGCGAGTGCGTCGGCGAGCAGGTCGACGCGGGCGGTGATCGGCAGGTCGACCGGGTACAGCACGGTGACCGTGGCGAGGCCGGTGCCGGGGCGCTTCTTCGGCTCGTCGGCAGTCGGGCGGGCCACGGTGTAGCTGGTGCGGTGGACCGTGTAGGAGATCAGCCGGTCGAGGCGGAACTCGCGGCGCTCGCCGGTCTCGCGGTCCATGGCCACGATGAGAATGTGGCCGGCGGCGCTGACGTAGAAGTCGTAGATCTCGATGGTGCGGACAGTCTCGACGAGCCGGCCGGTCTTGCGGCCGTTGTCGTCCTTCTCCTCTTTCAGGGCGGTGATGGTGACGGGCTGCTGGCGGTCGAGGGCGGTGATGAGGCGGGTGAGGGTCCGGGTGGTGGTCTCGTTCTTGGTGTGCCTCATTGGGTCCCCCTCGCTCGCTTCCTTGTGGGTACACAGTAACGCTTAACCGTGTACCCACACAAGGGGTTGCGCCAAAGAATCCGTGTGGGAACATAAAAGGCATGGCCCCAGACGACGACCACACCTTCGCCACCCGATTCCGCATCCCCCGCCGCATGTGGGACGCCTACGGAACAGCCGCCAAACGACAGGGCATCGACCGCAGCGCCGACCTCGTCAACCATGCGCGCGCGTTCATCAAGGAGCACGGCAACGAGCACGAACTGGCCGAACTCGCGGCAGCCGAAGAGGAACTCACCGAGCGCCGCGCACGCAAGGGCGGCCGGCCGAAGAAGGGGCAGACCGCATGACCGAGCAGCCCCTCACCGTCGACATGCTGTACGTGGACGCGGAGCACTTCGTTCTGACCGCCGAGGCCACGCCGCCGTTGGAGCCGAAGACGCGGGTCACAGCTGCCGGCGAACCGTTCCCCGGCCTGTTCCCGCGCGAGGACAGCAAGGGCCCGGTGCGCCCGGACGAGGAGCCCACCACATGAGCGGTCGCCGCATCACCTTCGAGGCTGACATCGAAGACGGCGTTCGAATAGCAGGGTTCATCGAGCGGGACAGCAACGGCGCACCGGTCATCACCACCATCACCGTGTCCTGCTCGACCGAGCACAACATGAACCACCTTCTGCGACGGCTGCGGCTTGGCGAGGTACTTCAGCAGGCCATCGATAGGCCGCGCGCGGAGCCGACTCCACCCGGACCCATCGGGCCACAGCGTCGAGGCCCCCAACCTCTGTCAGATGACCTCCTGAAGACCGTTGCCGAGGCGTACCTGCGAGAGACTGCGCGTGGTCGCCCGCCTGGTGCGCTGAAGCGACTGGCCGCAGAGTTCGGCCGCCCCGAGGAGACGGTGCGCAGTTGGATTACCCGCGCCCGCGCGCGGGATTGGCTCGGACCGAGCAGGCAGGGAAGGCGCGGCGCCGAGCCAGGCCCACGGTTCACCGCATGACGAAGGCCCCGCCCGGACACCGGAGCGGGGCCGCTGCACGTCTACGCGGCAGTCGCGCGAGGGAGAG